ACTCATTGAAACAGCATCGACACCATCCATCTTAGATTTCAGACGGTCGCTAGCTTTTTCAACGTTCTTGGCAATTGTTTGGTTCACCCGTGAGCTAGAAACATCTTCTTGAATGAAGTGACGAACGGCGGCGCGGGCGCGATCACCAGCACGAATCAAAGCAACACGGCGATTGGATTCTGTGTTACCGTTAGTAGTAGCTACACCAGTCGATTCAATAGAAACGATGTCGCACTCACTCTTGTTAATGGTATACCATTTGCAATCAGTTTCAATCTTAATACTTTCATTTACAAAAGTAGTAGAAAGTTTCTGATTACGGATAGGTTCTTCGGTAATTTTGGTAGTACCACAGCCAGTAACAAGTACCGCAACTGTGGCCATGGCCAGAAGTTTAAATTTCATCATATACTCCATTGGTTAAGAATGTTTAGAGTGTATCACCGAAATGATTTACTGTCAAGTCTTTTGATTACGTAGGTATTCTTCAATCTCAGCCTTCTCGTTTTCAGAAAGCAATTCTACATCATACTGACCATTATCAATCATGTTAACCAAGTGTTGTAGATATTTTTGATTGTGTAAATAGGTATCTGTAATGTCTTTGTTGACTTCGATCCACTTGCCATGTCCATCAAACTTATACACACGATTCGGTAACATGTCAACGCGAACAAAGATATCGCCCTTGTCAGCTTCTGACGGGAAACTTATGCCAAAGTTAGTTCTGATTGGTCGACCTTCGTCTGCTTTTAGTGTGAACAATTCTGGATGCATGCCCTTCAGTGCATCTTTGCTCATGTGTCTACCTTCATATATCACATAACCATCTTCTTCTTCAACAAACGATTTCTTGACTTCTGGGACTACAAGTTGTGAAGTATCTTCTGGAACAATATAGTCGCCTGGCCTATCGAACACTTCGCTAGTTGGCTCTGGCATTGGCACAGGCTCAATAGCTGGCTCTGGCAAAACAATATGGTAGCTCATTGTTGGATCAGCCACGACATAGTTACCCTGGGTGAAGTCAACGCGCTTCGGCTCTGGTTTGTACACCATAGGCTTACCTGTTTGGAAGTGTGAAAAACCAGCAGTCAAGTAAGGGTGTTGTTCGAGAATAGATTTTTCTTCTACCACTGGTTCTTCAACTTGATTTTCGTGATGGTCTCGTGGGTGTTCGCCAGGATCATTAAACTTCATTGGCTCTTTAGGCAAAATCGTTTCTGGAACTTCTTTTTCAAGTTCATCGATCAGTCTATTGGCTTCATCGATATCAAGCGATGGGAAATCTACAGCTACTGTTTCTTTTATTTGATCGATTTGATCATCAGTCAACGGACCATCATCTTTTTCATACTTAGGTTCATCGTCTGGCCATTCTTTACTTTGATTGCCAGCTAGAACTAATGCAATAGCAAGAGGGTCAAACACAATAACCAACAAGATGATAACCCAGCGAACGGCAGCCTCTAGCATATTAGCATCAGCATTGTCACCGTAAATTAGCGCGGCAATATACTTGATTGGTCCTACTTCTGCCTCAATTTTGCGATTTTCTGCGGCAATAGGAGCACGTTCCTCATTAAGTTTTTGGATTTCTTTTTGTGCTAGTCCAATATCATTTTGCAAACTCGCACGTTCTTTGGCCTGTTGCTTGCGAATGGCAACTGCACGTTCTGCACCTCTATCATTGTCGGTACGGCCTAGCATCTGGTCAACTTGTGCATCCATTTGAGTCAATGCCTTACGTGACAACTCAATATTGTCACGTTGAGTCTTGATCTTTTCATCATATAATGCTAACTTGGCTTGACTGTCACCAGATGTGATACCTTGATCCATGTGAGCTTTTGACAAGAATCCAAAAATGCCCATTGAGGTTAGCAATGCGAGTGCAACGACAGCAGGCACTAGATAGAGTTTAATAATCCAACCTGCACGATTCCAATATTTGCGTAGCCACACAGTGGTAGTAATCTTTGCCACTTCGAGCATACTACCCATGATGATGACTGGAATAACCGCGCCTGCAAAGATAGCAGTTAGACCAATGATACTATAATAGGCCGCTACTGTACTTAATGACAGTGCGACCATTAGGGTTAAATTAGGTAAATTAAAATATTTCTTCATATATGTTTTAGCTGACGGGTTGTACTAGTAAGTCTATCGGTGAATTCTTGCCCGTTGAAGAAATTCAGAAACCCCTTAGTAATTCTACCCTCGCACTCTTTCCATGCCTTAAACAATTCATTGGCACTATTATAGTCTTCATCCAGTTGAAAGAATTCAACAAGTGTAGAATACAATCTTTTATTTAACTCGGTTTCGGCATGCAGATTATCACAATATAATACTCCACAGTGTGGTATATTATAGAAGTTAGATTTTACATTGGCAATGATTTCGGACTGATGTGCGTATTCGGTTGTACCTAATTTTGCAACGTGATTTTGAATAGCATATCGACGCATTGGTATCGTATAATCATTATACCCTACAAATAGTATTCTTGCACCATAGTCTCCAGTGTGTTGTAGAAAACTGTATTCATCATTCTCAGAGTTCAGATGGCATACTTCTACTCCAGTTTGAAACATATAGGGAAAAAGATGATTGTTGCCCCAGATTCTTTCCTCTGGATATGGATTGACGTTAGGTTCGAGTAGATACGCTAGTAGATCACCAGCACCTCCAGCAACATTAATGATCTTGTTCATTTAACTCTTTCAAGAGATTTTTAAACACATTACTGGTATATGCTTCTTTGAATTCAATTACAGCCCTACGTTCACAATTTTTCCAAGCATGAAAAACTTTGTTTGCATGTTGATAATTATTGTCAAATCCGAAATAATCTATTATAGATTGATAGAAGTCTGTGTCCAGATCGTCTGGATAAAACAAACAGTCACCAGATAGTATCTTTAATGACTCTGATTCAGTTAACCCATTTACTATAGTGTCACGTTGATTTAGATGCTCTGAGACACCATATTTGGCATCTGGCACTGCCCATAGATCCGGCATCAATATAAAGAACCTATTGATTATAGGATCATGATTTGCAAAATGAATCAGTAATGTCTTGGTATCGACAAAGTTATCCAGTCGCTGATGGCTTATATCAATTGATGACCGATCATGATGAATATATTCCATGTCTCGCCAATTGTACCAAGTTTTGGCTGAACCATATACAATATCTTGGATGTATTTTACTTTGTCGTCAACCAAATGATGTGGATCGTATTCTTTGTCTAGATATACGATCCATCTCAGTAAGTTTCCGCATCCACCCCATGGATACAATATTTGCTTAGTCTTTGAACAGGTGCCCATAGTGTTCTTGAAATTCGGCCCATGGCAAAATCAATTGACGAGGTATACTTCTAGGACTAGTTGAAACCAAGTATGTCACTTGAATGGTGCCTCGTTCCGCGTCAACGTCTTTTATGTGCTTGACAAATATTTCAGCACCATCCTCAAAGATATATTTCTTGCCTTCGATATCATGTGGGTTCATTGTTAAATCTCACAATCTGGATCTTCATCCGGAAACATGGCGTCAATCTCTGCCATACGTTGCTTGCGATCTTGTTCAGCAATAACACCTTCAGGTGTTAATTCAAGGTCACTGTCACACATAGGGCAGACTTGTTTTGCATCTTCATTTTCATCTTCGGGCCAATGCCATTCAGCATCGTAGCTTTGACCGGTCCACTTACACTTAGTACATTTATGAGTATCTGGTTCGGGTGTATTGTCTACCCAACTGTTTTCGTCACCTAGTTCATATGTAACATCATAGCCACCTTTACGCATGGTCCAATTGTCATCGTATTGGTGTTCCCACTCCAAATCGACACCCTGCTCATATGCGTCATTTACAATATCTTCAATGTCAATGTCGCCGTCGTTGAGTTCTTCCATCTTTTCGGCAATCTCAACCTCGTTTAAATCAGGATAGATTTCGCTCAATACATCTTCATCGATTTCGATTGCGTATTGGACATCAACTTGATGCCATTCATGTTTAACAAGTGTTACCATATTATTTCCATAGCTTAAGTAAATTCACGAATTCTGGCCAGTCGGTGTCAGGGCGTGGGCAAAGAACCACTGCGACTTCTTTGCCATCAAGACGGCTTTCAGTCACAACGATATTATCTGACACTTCTTTGAGCATTGCAAACTCTGCGGGCGTAACCATGCAAGTTACTTTCTTGAAACTCTTTTCAAGCCAAGTTGCATAGTTCGCATCACCTTCGTCTTCACCGAAACGCAAGTGACACATCAAACTAGCATGTGCCGCTGAGTTCATTGCGATACCCACTGGGATATCGTCTTTGATGCAGATATACATTTTCATTTGTCATCCCTAAAACGAACAAAGCGAGGGAATCGCAGACTATAAGTGCCGTCTTGATTCTGCGTGATTACGTCACACAAGATTTCAACTGTGCGACCAACAACAGAATTACGATTAGCCCAAAAATCATCTCGGTCAGCATCACTAAGACCACTACCAACGTTGACTGAAATTTCTTTTCCGTCATCCACACCTGCACAAACAAGTGCTCCAAGGCGTCCAACGTTACGTCCAGTACCTTCTTCAACACCGATCACCTCCAGATCAACAGTAATGGTTGGCTTCCACTTCATCCAATCAGTACTACGCTTGCACTGATATGGAGACTGCATTTCTTTAATCATGATGCCTTCAAATCCAGCGTTGACTTGATCTTTGGCATAACGATCCATCACTTCACGACCTTCGCCAGTGTCCAAGTCGACCATGAGGTGAGGCAACAGTTCAACGTTTGGCATATCATCAACAACATTACGCATAGCTTCAAGGAGCTTAATACGCTTTTCGAGTTGAGCATTCCAGTAGCCACGGCGGAAGTCAGCCAGAGGAATGATATCAAAGATATTGAATACAGAATCATCGGCTTGTACGTTATCTTTACGACGAGCCTGGCGCATCAGTTCTTGGAATGTATTGCCAATAACTTCGCCATCGAATACGAAACCATCGACTAGTCCACGACCTTGATCCGTACTAGAACATGCACGAACGATGGCGGTGAAGTTGTCGCGGAGTTGTTCTTCAATGTGACCAAAGTTATCAAACTGTTTACCATTGCGACTGAAACAGATAGTAGTGACTTCGCCATCATCGCTAGGGATGACCATGAACAATGCACGAACACCGTCCAGCTTGGGTTCAAGTCGCTTGATGCCCTTCATTTCAGGACGACCTTCACTGTTAGTTGCGAGTTGGCAACCAAACACAGGAATTTCGTAGTCAGTTTTCTTACAGACTTTGTTGATAGTCTTCTCACTGATGCCACAACGCATGTCGCGGCGCAGTACAGGAGCAAGGAACGTATTCCATTCTTCTGTGTCAAAACGTTCAGCCATTTCTTGAATAGCATCACGTGCGGCATGACCGGTCAGTTTGCGTTGACCAAGATCAATCATAAGTTGGTTGAATTCATCCCATGGATTGTCAGCACCCGTAATGCCAACTGTGTCAGGGATTTGCTTGACACCAAATGTCAAGAAGGGGTTGTAACACGCTTTGAGATAGCTCAAGAACGTGATTGAATTTGTGCTACCGAGTGTAGCGGCTTCGAGTGCTTGTTGTAGTACGTCTTCCTTGTGAAGACGACCATCAGACTCATTAAGTTTGCGAATCCACGATGCGGACATTAGTTTCTCCTAAACAATAAGAGCATTATAACAGTAATGTTAATCAATGTCAAATTGTATTTCTAACAGAGAAACCGCGACTCTTGCATTCCTCGATTACTTCGGCCGGCACACTCTCGTATGTGTCCAATTCGTTACATTTATATTCAATTGTAACATCATTTGGATCATCACTCACCGTGTCCTCTGGCTCCTCTTTTAGCCAAAAGATTACTACGCAAAGACCGAGAATTGTGATTATTATATTTTTAAACATGCCGCACCTGTGTAGCGTATTTAGTTACTACCAACTAGAGTTGTAGAAAACCTTTCGACCCAAGAAGCATTCTGCCTTAGCATCAATGCAAAATTTAAGGTCATGTTCTTTGTAGTATTCATCACTCGGATCACCAAAGAAGAAACCTCTGACGTTCAGTTTTGACAAAGTACCATTCTTGATATCTTGTTCAAGCATATCAATATCATCCCAGGTCAATTCAAGTTCATCACCATTAAAGTCACCGGAGTTGCCCTTTGATTCCCATAGCTTATGCATCCAACCATGCAGATTAGGATGCTTGCGCCAATAAGCAATCTCTTGTGGTTCGCTTACCTTCTGATCTTCTGGAATATCTTCACCGTACTGATCCCAGTATTTCTCACGTTGGCCAGCACTACCAACGTATGCGTACATATCGAGTCCCATTTTATCCTCTACCTGTTTACGTTTAAATTTCACTTACAGATTCGGTTGATTTCTTCGGCAGTCTTGGTTGAGTGTACATAAGCAATCTTACACTGGCCTTTTTGATACTCACCGACACCAGCGGCAGCCATGCCTCCACCAAAAATTACTGCGATTGCAATCATAAACCATTTGATTTCCATCACTTTACTCCTAAAAGTTTCTTTTCTTCGTCACTTAGTTTAGCCATTGCTTTTTCTTTGGCTTCAACTTTTTCTAGTTGCTTGCGTAATTCTACACTAGTCACTACTGTTACGTCAGTTGTAGTACTCTTGCCACTCTGACGTTGATTAGTGATAGTCTGGCTTTCAGCAGGACACTTTGCAATAAAGAAATTGTAGCCTCGGGGATTGTCAATATATTTGACCAAACACCCTTCTGCCTCGACTTGATACTTAACAAAAGCAGAGTCATTCGAGTTGTCGCGGCATCCTGCTAGTAGCAGGAAGCCGATCAAGATTAAGTATTTCATTGTGCTTGCTCGATAGTTACTTGCTTGACTTTGCTCACTCCGTTGTCAAGCAGACGAGCAATGCCGCCGAACCCAACAGTAGCAATAACGATACCAAAAATAGTTCCAAGAATAAATGATTTCATTTTGACCTCACACAACGATAGATTTCAGTTTTTAATGCAAGTTGCCTTGCCGCTTCTTCACACATTTCTTGAGCAGACTTCCTGCCCATGCGTCCTTCTTCCAAGTGAAACTCACCAAGCGGGCGCCAATCGCGGTATGCCTTCATAGGGCCGCCCTTGCTGTCGCTTGCCCCTACTACAGTCCAAATCATTAGAATATAAATATATCCCATTATTGTATTACCTTTACATGAGAGAGTTGAGTTGAAGTTTCACGTTGAGATTTAACTTTGCCTACGATGGTGATAATATCACCTGTGTTGAAGATCGCCTTCTTTAGTGAAAAGAATACCACTTGATCTTGCTCGTTGATGCCAGTAAGATACCAAACGTTCCACTTTTGTGACCACAATTGCTTCACAATTTCGATCTTAGTGGTAATCTTTTCACCAACGTCACCAATGTAGCCACCACGTGCCCACTTGATGCGATTATCAAGACTGTCACGCTTCGATGCCTTGGTGTAGGTTGCAGGAAGACTTGCAATAACAGCGATATCGTATGTACCAGTGATCTTGTCCTTGTCGGCAATCTCCATTGCACCACGCATGAACTGGCTCAAGTCTTTGCCTTCGAGAACCTTGAAAGTCTGGCTCTTAAAATAACGACGAACGATTTCACCTTGCCCACGATCTTCCTGAGTGATTTGAGTAGGATCAAGCAAGAGTTCTTCCATGATCTTACGATTGGTCTTAAGATTACGCTCGTCAATAACTTGAACTTTAACGTACTCACCATTGATGCGATATGCGGCGCAAGATGCAGACCACACATCATCAGCAACGTAACTAATCACTTCCTTAACAACACGTGACTTGTTGGAGTACTGATGACGGTAGTACTTTGTGGTGGAATACTGAGCGAGTTCATCGTAATCGTCAGCATGACCCATGCGACGAACTTCTTCGTTGGACATATGAGAAACGTCAACAAAACCTGGCATGATTATTCCTTAAGCAGTGAAGTCAATTGCGTATTCGCGGCCAACAGTAGAGATTTTTACTTTACCATCGAAAGCCATAAACAGATCAGAGAACACTTTGCGACTGGTCTTTTCAGTGCAGTGCAAAAACAGGGTACCAAAATCAAACTCAGCCATTTCGCCATTTTGCAGGGCTGGGGTAGCGATAGCGAGAACTTGAGATTCGAATGACATTTTTAACTCCGTGTTTGTGTGTTGATGGGTTTATTATATGTCCAAATTGATTCAGTGTCAACTGGTCATCAGTTGATAATTATCTGCATCCATAACTTTTTGCAAACGCTGTGCCAACAGAATGGCATGCCGTTCATCATCAGCATTGATGGCGATAGACATACTAGCCTGTTCATCAGTACCCATGAAGTTGTCCAAGTTTGTAAAATGGAGGGTAACTGTATATCTCATTCTTCTACCTCAAATTCTCTAATCTCAAAAATATAGGGGCATTCAAACATCACTACACCATTAACTTTAGTGTATGCATTGAATTCTATTTCTTTTTGTGTTTCGGCACGTTCAAGTGTAGCATAGATTGGATTATAGTTCCAATCTGTATGTCCACCATCTGCTCGTCTTGCAGTCAGTTGGTAGACTTTCATTACATGCTCCAGTAAGATTCGGATGCGGGATTGCAAGACCAAGGAGTGTCAATAGGAATTTCAACTTCTTCGCCAGTCATGTAGCTTTTGACCTTCATTGTAGCAGGCATGATTTCAAAGCGATACTTATCACGAGGATACAATGCATTGCTCAGTTCAGCCAGTTCACGTTCAACAGCGGCCACATCTTTGCAGTTGTGAAAGGGATACTGACACATGTAACGCTCACCGGCAGTGCAACGAGCATCTTTTTTGAAGACTTTGACGATGAAGGACATTTTGAATCTCCGAGGTTTGTTAAACAATGACTGAATTATATGCCCAATTCCATTTACTGTCAACAAATAAAAAAGGTCCCGAAGGACCTTTTGTTAGTAGTACTAAAGTATTACTTTTGTGTAGAACCTTGGTTAACGAAACCGTACATCTTTTCAGCGGTTTCTAAAATCTTGTCCATGCCTGGAAACTCTGGCATTGCGATTGAACTAACTAGTTGACCATCAACTTTCTTAGCTGACATTTCCCAGCCCGCAAACTTAACTTGGTACTCTTGCATAACAACGTCTTTAGCCATTGCTAATACATCGCTACGAATCTCGTAACCGTTTTTGTTGAATTTAACTTGTGGTAGTTTTGGTGTTTCGAATTGTGACATTTTTCTGTCTCCTGTGTTAATGTGTGTTAAGTTTATTGCACTGCACCATGCAATGCAATTATTTCGGTAACATTGGCAATGCCCATAATTGAGTTAGGCGATTGCGTAGTTTACTGAATTCGTTGAAAATTTCTTTTTGCTCTTTCCAGAGTTGTGTATTAGCTTCTAAGAATGATGGTTCAGGGACTTCGATTGCCGCAGTACGTTCACCGTCACCACGACTTCTAGTTTGTAGTTCATTCTTTGTTGCTAAGTGTTGAATGACTTTGTTATCTTCAATGCAGTGCATATACACCTCACTGATTTTGTGAAACTTAGCCCAGCGTAGCATTTCAGTAATAAGCATATTACCAATGCCTTGACGTTGATGGTCCTTGTTGACAGATACTGCCAATTCCCAAGAACCATCATTGTTCTTTGCCATATGACCCCAACCCACTCTATCGCCATCATCACGGGCGTACCACAATTCATGGTCGCCCGGGTTGTAGCACATACTCAAGATCATTTGGTCGATTGAGTAATCACTTGCAGGGTAACCGAAACGAGAAACTTTGTCCTCAGTTTCCAGTGCTTTCAAGTGACGACTGTAATCACTAATCTTGTATATGTTAGTGTGGTGAATCTGCATCATGATCCGCGATTTAGCCTTCGTGCTTTGTATTGTCTTGCGGACTGAATAGCTTCAAGTAACAATAAGAAAAACTGTTTCATATGAAGTTCTTTTTAGATTCATAATCACGTGTGTATCGTTCTACATCAGCAGTGTCTTTTGGATTACGACTTGCGATATACTGTTCTAGACTCGAACCGTATGTTGTTTCGGACATCATTGCAACCAATGGTCCAACAACACCTACTACAGCTAGAGCCAATACGGTAAATAAAACACTAATCATAATTACTTAGCCTTCTTACCCGTAGCGCAAGCCGCAGTAGGGAAGTACTCAGCGATCTTCTTTGTCAAGTTGACGAAAGGTGTACGGTCTGTCAAGATTTCTTGAACGCCAGTAGCGGCAACAGAACCAGCAGTGATTGCTTCTTTGGTGTATGCAGTTTGTGCATCAACAAAGTTGTTTAGAACTTTCTGGAAACCTTCATGTTGAACGAAAGTAGAAACGAATTGCTTTTTAGCAGATTGAATGGCGTCAACGCCTTGGAATGCGAATTGATTAAACATAATTTTCTCCTGTGTAAGTGTGTTTAAGTTGAGTTTTTTAGTAGAACTCTAACTACTTTATTTATGCTGTATTATAGCAAGTTTCACGATATTTTTGTAGAGCTTTCTCTCTAATCTGAGCTAGCCTATCAATCACGTGATCTGGCAAATCATCATTGTCATGTTCTGGTTTATATCTAACTAATCTTGCCCTAACGACTGATGGTGTTATCAAGTCGTCATCATCGGGCAAGTCAACTGGATCTCGTCCAGATATGATTAATGATTTTCTAAGTGGATTACTTCTTAGCAGTTTCAGCTTTGGAACTTTTGGTGGAATCCACCTTCTTGTCCTTGGAATGATCCTTCTTCTTTGCTAACTTCATTTCTTCCTTAGGAGCTTCTGCCTTGGCTGGTGCCGGAGCAGATGCTACTGGAGCTGGTGTAGCCGCAACTGGAGTCTTCGCAGGTTGTGCGAATGCTGAAAGTGATGCTACTGCTAATACGATTGCGAATAATTGTTTCATGGTACTCTCCTTATAAAAACAAGTACATATATTTAACGTGTCAGGTATACAATACGTTGACTAATTTCTAACTTTTATCGAATCAAAATAGCCATGAATGTCACCATAGAGAGTGAGCATCATTGCTATTTTGCTGTCATATAAGCGAATGTAGGGGCCTGATGCGCCTTTATTCTTGGTTGCACTAATGAAAAATGGACACTTTAATTTCTTGCCACAATTTAAAATGAATCCGTTCCACTTTTCATGTGTTATAGTAATGGGAATATCAAAGAATTCTATCTCGGCATGTCGAAACGCCAAGTCGCCGTATGCGGTGAGTCTAAGACTTTCACCTGACTTAGTAAACCACCAGTCCTTGATGATAGTTTCTATCGGCGTGTCATCGCTAGGAAGTTGTTTACGAACAGCTTCTGTTATCTTATACTTTAGTGAGTTAGGATGCATCTGGGTACACGACAGTACCATTATTCATAAACACGACAGTAAATTTGTCTGTTTTGAATTGCTTGTTTAGTTTTCTGCATAGGTTACGTGCGTGACCTGGATTACTAAAACTAGTTTTCTTGTACTTAGGTGTCGCCTCACTGTCTAAGTAGTGCTGTGACTTTAGGTTGATTGGTTGCCCATCATAGAAGACTGCCCAGATGCCACTTGCCTCTACGATTTGATCACATTTATATGTTGTTTTGTCTACTATTTCTAGTAAGACTTTAGGTTGGGTTCTACTCATTAGAACTTGCCCCCAACAATTTTTATATCAATGACTTCTTCTGAACTAGAAGGCTTCTCAACATTGGCCAAGTCAGCCAGTAGTTTTGCCAACTCGTCACGCAAGCCACGTGCGTCAGTCATCGGCAAGATCAAATCCTTGCTTTGTTTACTTTCAGTATATGATACTTTATCAATGAATCTTTTAATGTGAATCATCGTCTATTTAGCGCATTCTCTGCATCTTCTTTTGTTTTGAATGGCCCTTGATATTCATATCGTTGGATAAAGATATACTTTGGACAAAATTCAACAGTAGTTTCATTGCCCTGTTTCATTGTGTACCAGCCTGCCGCATAATAGCATTTACTTTTTGCAGTTTTTGTAAAAAGATGAAGTTTCCGTTGGATATCTAGTACACTATTAAAGACTTTATTTGTGGTTGGATATTCACTAAATGGAGTCTCTTGTTTGGGTTTTGTCTTGGAGTTACGCTCGAATTCAATGTGAGTTTGTTTAGTGATGGCAGTTGTATTCTTAAAATGAGCAATGCCACCATTTAGTTTGACTGCAAACCCAGACCCTTCAGCAATAACATTACCTACTTTTTCGTTTCCGTCCGTTACTATCCAGAACTGGTTCTTTACTACTGGTTTTGCGATTAGTGCTTTTGTCATTTGTTTCCTCTGTTTCAATTAACGGTAATCTCTTAACGTCTTTGTGCTTCACGATTATAAGTGTATACACTTTCCCATCATACTTAATTGGCAAATCAAGATGGATGGAGATTCTAGGACCTTCTTCCTCACTAACTAACGTATCATTGCCGACTGAGCCAACGAATGGAATCTTGTTCCATTTTCCGATAACCCTTTCGCCGAGACTATATTTAGCTTGGTAACGATTCTTTGCGAAATATTCTGCTAGAGTCATAGCCAGCTGTGACAGGACCATTTGTTCAAGTAACGCATACTAGCACCCTTGAAAGCACCAAAGTGTTTCGTGTGAAAGTTGTTATACGCCTTCTGCCAACGCTTGGTTGTAGCTTCGGGAGCATGACAAGCAAGATAGTGCAACTTACCGAATTGCTTAAAGATAGTTTTGTGATTCAACTTAAACCCAACAGGATACCATTCAATACGACTTCGCCAGTTGTAGTTGTCGGTGCGACCATATACACGGCGCATCTTCATAATTGTCCTAGTGTCCATGCTTGAGCTAGGACGAAACTTGTTTGGAATCTTCTTTGGTGTGGGTTTCATCGTCTTGCCATTGCGTAGTTGACATAGATAAGAACTGCATCAATCAGTGCAGTAACCCACTGTCCTTTACTGAATGCTTCCAAACATGATAGTGCTAACCATCCCATTAGAAACCAGGTGATTTCCAGCCAGTTTCTAATATACCAATTGCGAAATTTAGTCATAAAGTCATTCATACGATCATCCTTGCGATAACGAGATAAGTGGTGTAGTGTGCTAGTTGATCTAGCCCCAAGTGATTCCAGAACTGAGGAGTACTAATGTCGCGATTGCCATAGTTCATTTTGGTCCAGTCAACGTGATAATGCACAACAAAGTCCAACAGTCCCAATGCCATTGCGTAGAAGAAGTAGGTTGGCTGAGAACCTCCAGTCACCGCCAGAACACAAAGCATCGTGGCAGCACCATGCTTTGCACTGTGCATGATGCCATGAAAATCTCCATAGATGCCCTTGCTTGCCACTTCCTCGTTGGATTGGTCAACAAAGTCAACATACCAGTGCTTAACAAAAAGTAAAAATAACAAAAACAAAATTGAATCAACCATTCTTTTTCTCCTCTACTGGAAATGCCGCACGTAACATGCGAATCATTTGTTCTGTGGCGGTACGATTCATACTCAACGTAGTGATGGCATAGTTGTTATTATCCAACAGAGTCAATGTTGCCATTTCACGATCATGATCATACCCAATCCGATAATGTTCTTTGTTCACTGTTTTGAGTGGTTCGGCTCGTGGCATTGGGGGAGCTACTGGTGCTACAGTTGGAAACTTCACAACATTATCGTCATTCATTTTCTTCCATCCCATCCATTCTAAGAAGTTCATTTTTCTTCATCCTTGTCAGCCTTGCCCAATCGATAGCCACTGTAAATCAGTGAGCCAGCGATTGCAACAATACCAACTGCCATCAAAAGTTCAACTAGAACAATCATCGTACACCTTCGTCTTTGCGAATCATATCTGCCACTGCGGCATTGTAGATTCGATTGTAAACACCCTTGAACACACTCTTAACCAGAGTTTCGATACCATTGATGATATCACCACACAAGTTTTCAATCAAGCTAAATGGCCAGATAATGATCCATGCTGTGATAGTGTCAAGCATTTTGCTTGGATGATATCTATCGATATAGCTATCACTGTATGCTGACCCACCTGCTCTCACTTCTTCGACTTTAGCAATGATGAATCGCTTGTAACGATAGAAACTCCAGACGAGACCAAAGCACACATAACCAATAGAACTGATAAGAACACTAGTTAGCGGCACATTAAAGTAGAAGAATGCAGTAACACCTGCTACCAATGCCCAGAACACTGCAAAGCCACGAGCTTCAACGTGTTCTGCCCAGATACCAAACACACACAATGCGACAAGTGCAGGCCAAGTCAGAAAGTATGTTGCAAAGAAAATAGCCAAATAATCAATCATGTTTTTTCCTTAAATTAATCCCATGAACTAGAAGAACTAGACGATTTGGAAGAACTGTCATCCCAGCTGGAGCTACTATCACTGGAACTAGAGCTAGACCAAGAGCTTGAACTACGGCTAGAACTGTCATCATCCCAAGAGCTACTACGGCTTGAGCTACGTGAGCTAGAATCATCATCCCAGCTAGAGCTACGACCAGTACTGATACTTGGGGTAGGTGTGTCGTCCCAGGAGCTATCCCGCTTAGGTGCTTCACGCTCAACCACACGTTCACGTTCAATTACACGAGTGGATTCATGATTGTGATGCGAACTACCCAACATGTTACCAATCAGTACGCCAGTCAACATATCATTGCCAGAATTATTCACAACTGTAGTTGTCGGTGCTGGTGCTGAGTAATGCATACGTGCGCGGCGAGCCTCGTCCTCTGCGACTTCTGCACGGAGACGTTGACGACGAGCTTCTTGTTCGGCCAAGACACGTGCGGCTTCTTCCTGTTCCTTCTTGACTTGAGCCTTAGTCTTCTTAGGCAACAGCACATCAGGATTAGTAGGATCGAAACGTTCATTGCCGTAGTTAGGATGTTGACGCAGAGCTTCACGTGCGGCTTCTTCTTGTCGCTCACGTTCTTTTTCACGTGCAAGTGCCGCAACACGTTCAGCTTCTGCCTCTGCCTCGCGTACTTGACGTTCAGCTTCTTTTTCAGCTTTACGCTTCATTTCACTTACAGCATACCAGACACCAAATCCTGCAACAAAGAACAATACAAAGCCCAAGATGAAGTTGCGCCAGAAATGGCTAGGTTCAACTGCTTCAATTTTTGCTACTTGAGGAGTAATCGCTTCTTTGAGACTTGCAACACTAGAGCTAGGAGCAAAATCCAGAGTAGGATTCAACCCAGTTGCAATGTCAAGAGCTTTCTTTGCCTTCTCTTGATTACCGAGCCCAGCTTGTGCTTGTGCCATTGCGTAGAATGCTTTGGCAGATTTGGGATGATTACGGATGATTTCCTCAAGACCCTTTTCTGCGGCTGAGTAATTTTGCTGTTGAATCAGCATTTGAATTTGATCAAACGATGCTTCTGCGAATGCAGTCATGCTAGCAAGACTGAGTGCGAGAATGGCGAGAAACTTCTTCATGGATAACTCCTGTGTGTTAAAGATGATGCAGTATACAAGAAAGCGGCTGAGTTGTCAACCGCTTTCTGATTATTACTTGCCGATGTTCATCAGTGTTTTACTGTCTGCGCCGACGACAGTGGTAGGCATCTTGCCGTCCCACTTTTCAATCCATTGCAACTGTACGTATTGTGCGCCACCGTTACTTTGAATCGCTTGTGCTTGAATCGAGATAGCTTTAGCTTCACCCTCAGCTTGTGCGATACGAGACTTAGCTTCAACTTCGATACGTTGCAGGTCTTGTTCAGCCTTTAGTTTGCTTTGGGTAGCAATAACTTTTGCTTCAATCGCTTTCTGATATTCAGCAGAGAAGCCAAAGTTTACCAGACTGACGTTGGCTACTGTGATATCAAACTGTGCAACTTTGGCAGTAATGTGCTGAGTGATTGCCAGACTAACTTCATCACGCTTAGTAATCAGTTCCTCGCTATTGTACTTGGCAGTTACAGCTTTGAATGCTTCGTTGATAGCTGGGCCAAGAACCTTGTTATCCACGTCAAGACCGAATTCCTTGAAGATGTGTGGAACTTTCGTGCCGCTCAGACGGTAACCAACAACAATGTCAGTGTGAACTTGTTGCAAGTCTTTAGTGCCTGCGTTTGCACCCTTCAATTCAGCACGTTGCAAACGAACATCGACGTTGCGAACACTTGAAATTGGGTTCACGAGTTGAGCGCCTTCTGGCAGTGACTCTGGATTGATTTTGCCCAGTGTAACTTGAACACCAACATGACCACCAGGAACAACAGTGAACGACTCGAACAGGACAACTGCAACTACCAGCAAGAATGGAAGTGCAACATATTTTCGTAGAGGATGTGAAGTTACGTATTCGCCGGTAGACCGATCACGATTTTCAACGGATACAAAGTAAAGTGCGCCTGCGGCAATGATAGCCACTAGCAAGGTGAGAGTGATTGTAAACATGATTTCCTTTATGGAGAGTTAATAGAAATTTGATTGTATGTGATTGACAATTATTTGTCAAGTACTTCTTGCTTGATACGTTCTTTCCATTGAATCGCATCATCTTCGTAGTCAAATCTAGGACTTAAATCCAGGTCATGATCATCGTCATCGACCCAAACATAAACTTGATTGTAGTCATCTAAAATGAGTGTCATTGTTCTAGTACTTCCCAAAAAAGTTCTTTTGTCTTTACATGTGCAACAGTTTTGATCCAACCATTCTCGTAACAACGTGCAATAATGTCAATATATTTTTTTGGACAGTCGCTACTAAATTCGAGACTAGCACGTGGTACCAGCTTGATACCATCAGTCATCATAAAGTGTTCGTCACCGGGGCGGAGTTCTTTGAAGCGATTTTCTGGTGTTTCGAATGTCATTTCTTTAACTCTTCCCACATCATTTCTTTGGCACGTTTGTCAATTTTGTCACGCTCATTCTTCATGATGAGTGGAGCCATATAGTCTAGATATGCCAATAGAGCTTCCTGTCCACCTTCTTTAAAGTGATTGTACTCACCTTTTTTACCAATTGACGATTGGTAATATATTTTGTCATCTTTCAGAATAGCAACTATACCTTGATACAGTTGCTTTTCAAGTAAATCATTCATGAAGGATCCCTTTATACGGTGAATTAAGCCATCTAGTAAAATGATTAACTGACATTTCTTTTTGATCAAATATTCTACAAATTTTGTTCTTGGGAACTGCCATTTTTTCTGATATTCTTTCTTTAGATTCACTTGAATGTTTCCTGTTAAACATTGGATTATTTTCTCCCGAGAAGTCAGCATGATTTTCGCACATTTTTTGTTTGGTGTCAATAGTGTGCTTGTTCATAAACATATGATGCTGGTTGCCTTTTCTTCCAAACATCATTCGTTCTTCTGGGGAATATCTTTTTCCAAAATTTGGATTAAGAGTTCCTAGTTTACTTTTACTCTGTGCAATTCTAGCCTCGATAGTTTGAACTTTGCCAAGCATTCCTCTTGGATTTGGAAATCCTTCTGATCCACCGTCTAATCCATTCTCATGTTTTAGATTGGCCCATAGTTTGGAATTAACCACATTAAACCATGTAGATAGCTTCAAGGCAACATGTTGACATTCATCCTTATCAGTGTATAGTTTGCACCAAAGAGTTTCTACCAATTTTCCATGAACTTTTAAATGTCTAGACCAATACAATCCACTGCCTAGATATGTTGCTGGATTTTTCTTAGTTTTGCCTAAATATAATAATCCAGTAATAGTATGTCTTTTTACATACAAATAAGTTGGCGAAAATGCCTTCATTTGATACTCCGAATAGTAATAGATGGGCTATCTGTGATTCGGCACAGAAGGGTAATTACTCCCGTTCGCCCATATTATTTATCTATTTGATGCAATGATCCAGTATATGATTTATTCAACCATTTTGCATAAGTGTCTGCCTGTTCACTAATCTTATTCAATTCGTATTTTCCGCAGAATTTCATCAGATGAATGCCAACTTGTGGTACCGTTTCAGTACGCACACCGCGAATAATTTCCAGATCAACCTTGTCTTTGATTTCTTGAGGTTGAGCAGTCAAGTCAATCAAGGTAACGTTACGCTTATAGTCATCAATAACTTTGTGTTCAACACCATTATGATCGACCCAACGCTGGAGCATCATGTTGTTCCATGTAAAGCCTTGTTTATCTTTGTCAGCAAATGCCTCCATAATGCCAGCTTTCTTACTAGAACCTTTCTCACGCACACCAGGATAGGCAGAGAATACGTTGTCCGAAGTGTCACCACGCATACACTTGAGGAACAGCAAGTACTGTGGATCGCCTAGCAACTTAGGTTCTTTGGTTGTCTTGTCTTTGACAGGACGATCTTTGTCATCAAAGTAACCTTCAAGTGTAATCAACTGACCAGTAACACCATTATATTGCTTGACTTTAGGTGTAATCAACTGAACATAATCAGTGTCAGTACTGATAATAAAGTGTTCGTCATCTGGATGCAGGGCAATGAAACGAGCGATCAAGTCATCCGCTTCTGCTTCACCTTGACGCAGTACAGAGCAATTGGTTTTCTCACGGAGATATGTTGTAAACGCATCATACGTTTCACAGAACATATCGTTTTCTTCTTTTTCAGCTTCGGTAACTGATTGTTCATCAACTACACGATTCTTCTTATAGGGAGCATAGAAGTCTTTGCGCCAGCTACGACCTTCAAGGCAGAATACCACATGATCGATGCCGAACTTGCGTACCATTTGATTGACGCTGGCCATGGTCAAGTGAATTGCCATGCCTACTTTTTCCCAGGTGTCAGCACCACGTGCCGCCACGTGTCGTGCCCGAAAGAATGTGTTTGCAGTATCGATTAATGCGTATTTCATTAGCTTACTTCTGTTCTGCCATCACCAATATCTTTAGTTTGCACGTTACGCAAATCTGCACGATATCTGTTATCTGGATCGGCTTGTTGTTGTTCATATAGTTCAAGTGCCACATTGCGACAAACAGTTTGGAACCATCTGTCAACAATTTGGCTATCAGTATCGTCATCACGAATCTTATAGCCGGCACGAATCAAGTTTAACACAAACTTGTCGTTCCAGTCAAGTTCAAACGCACCAGAGTTGATATCTTTAGGATCAACTTCCATGCTCATGATATTAACGTATGGCTCACCTGCTTGAGTAGCTTTCTCTTTCGCAGATAGTTCAGGTTGTTTCTTTTC